CTCCGGCTTTTGCCCACCGGGTAGGAGTTGATAGGTGTATGCTGTCAAGGACAAGCAAAGAAAACCCATTCGTCCCCATGTATTACATGGAGAACGAACCAAGACTTGTATGGTCTTGTTCGGTACCGCTCACGCTTATCGAGTCCCTTTCAATAGGGGCCGAAACCACGCTAGGCGGCCGCATCTGGGATAAAACCCGGTCTCCCATTTCGGTTCTGCTCATTGAGCCACCGAAATAGGTTACGGGGATAGTGAAGGAAGGTACATACCCCTTGGGTAGTATACCTTCAACTTCACTTCTTCGTACATACCGTTCTTCACGGTGAGGTCCATTCCTCATCGTTAAGAGGCGCGACATCGTCTCACTACTATGGAATTCCTTGGTAGAGAGCTCGAATATAACGCTCTGCGCTCGAGCAACCGCTCGCATACGACCTTCGTATGAGAGTTGCTGCTTGTTTAACACAGACGGTCCGTTGAATGCTTTTATGGCAACAGCTATCTTCTGCGACACAATGTCCAAAGATGCTACTGTCATAAATTCTTCTCTGATGTTCTTGTGGGTAGCCGTGTAAGACACGCTTCCAAAGACTGAAAGAGATTCTTCGTTGACTTCTTTAACAACCTCAGAGTAGCTCATTGAGCTAACTCTTAGTTCGTTAAGTCGTACTTCCGAATTTTCGCCGTCGAGTACAACACCTCTGACTTTCCTTGAATTTCCAGATGTGTTTGCTATTCGTACGGCCTTTTCGTTAATACACGCAATGCAATGTTGCATTTGGGGACTGAATAAGTTCTCAAGATGTGGCGGTGTGGTAATTCCACGCCCGCCATATATCTGCGGTACATACGATCGATAATCCTTTAGGTAGGATGTTGGAAACCAACGTCCTAGGCCTAACTTCTGTAGTAATACTACTGAGTAGACCCAATGCAAATCTGCCTTTTGCCAAGATAATATCTCGGTAAGGGCTTTTGCCTTGCCAGGAAAAGGATTTGTCTCTTCGAACACTTCCGGTCCTGTTTTCCGTCTATCTGACAGGAACCGTATTGGAATGTGATCGATTTTAAACTTCGGGAGCTGTACACCGGCTTTTGCTAATGCGTCCTGTGGGCGGATTGCATAGCGCGGTCCAGGTCTCGGTAGTAGTAAGAAATCTTGGCAGTAATGTGCTCCAACTTTGGAGATACAATACTTATCCCATGATATTACCCCTGACCAGGCTTCCAATATTTTTGGAATCTGCGAGAGGTAGCCAAATTTCCCAACACCAATGTGGTCATCTCCAGCGCACGCATATATGTGGCGTTTTCGACGACTTATTTGGTAATCTCGTAAGCTCGGATGGATCGTTAGAGTACTTGCTCTGGCCGATCTTTCCGCAGCGATAGAGAATAAGGATAACATCATTTTTGTAAGGGGTTCTCCCATGAGAAGACCTCTTTTAGTGATGAATCCCGAATAAGTATCTCCTTTGTAGACGATTTCACCTTTGGTGAAGCCTTCTTCTAAAGAATACTTTCGAAAAGTCTTAACGTTCCGTACAATTCCTTTCTTCATGAAAGAAGAGGGATTGTCTAGTAGTAATCTAGCGGAAGCATTAAGCTCAATTGCAGCATCTAAGTATTTCCTTTCAGGTCCGGTAATACCGACTCCATCTAGGAAACTCTTCATTGCTATTACGCCCATGTCATGTTCCAAATAATCTGTCGCAGCCGTCAGATCAGATGTAGAAATGCATTCGGCGTCAAGGATGTTCCACCGGTCACAATGACGGCCCCAGCTGGCCTCAAAGTTCCATGCGTGGTCTGATCCTTTTAGTCCTACACGGCATCCAGGTATTCGTAACATTACGTCCTTGATGAAATGTGAGGCTGGTGATAAGAATAAGTTGACCCAAATCAATGATTTGGTTGCTACTCTAGACTTAACACCTGGTTCGGATATTGGGACAGCTTCAACAGGCAATGCCTTTCGAGTTTTGTTCCATTCTTCGAACTCTATGGATGCCCAGAGGAAGAGCAGTTGGCCGAATCGGCTATCTATTCCTGCTCTGGTTTCCATCACCTTAGTACCGTCAAAGAACCGGATAAAATCCTGTTCTTTGAACTGGTTATCAGGTAGAGGTTCTTCAAGGTATGCAATTTTCCAGATAGGCAAGTTCCTATAATGGTCTTTGCAAATCATATTACCCAATGGGTCGTATGTTCCTATTAGCTCCTTTTCCAAACGTTCTATTGCCTTGTTAAGGTTAATTAGACCGATTTGGTATGCGTCGCGTTTAACAGTTCCGTCGGGGACGAATTCCGTAAATTCGGGATATTCCACGAATAGCGGGATTGCTGCAATGCTTTGCGCGTTAGTAATTTCGTCGAAGGTGAAAGTATCAAGTTCTAACTGGAATCCAGTAGCTTGACTTAGACCTTGGATGATCTTACGATCTAGTTCGTAATCCCCGTAGATGTAATGATCTTGGCGGGTCGAAGTGAGCACAGATACACCCCATGGGTTAATTTCTTGCGTCACTTTACGAATTGACATTTTGGATTTTACACTTTTATCAATGTTCTGGAGCAATGCTCGGAGATTATTGAGTCGGTGATTTTCCTTAATGGTTAAAGAGAAGAAGTCTGATACAGGGAG